TGGAAGTGAAGATCGGGAACCAGATGGCAGCCGGAAAGACGGCAAAAATCGACAGCGAAGCCCGAGGCCACAAGCCGAACTTTTGAGCTTCCCGGAGAGCGTAACCGGGACGAATTTTAACTAAGGAGGAAGTGAAATGATCGGAAAAACTTGCATAGTCCGCACATGCAGCGCGGGAGTGTTTCTCGGCACCGTCAAGGAGCGCAGCGGCAAGGAGGTATTGCTAACGGACGCCCGCCGCATCTGGTATTGGGACGGCGCTGCAACACTGTCGCAGTTGGCAAACGAAGGAACCAGCAAGCCAGGCAACTGTAAATTCCCGGCCCCGGTTGCCGAGGTGCTGCTGACCGAAGCCATCGAAATTATCCCTGCCACAGAGGCGGCCATCGCGTCTATCGCAGCCGTGCCGGTATGGAAGAAGTAGTCAACGACGGCTACGGCTCCGGCTCCGGCTACGGCTCCGGCTCCGGCTCCGGCGACGGCTCCGGCTACGGCTCCGGCTCCGGCGACGGCGACGGCTACGGCTACGGCGACGGCTACGGCGACGGCTCCGGCTACGGCGACGGCTACGGCTACGGCTCCGGCTACGGCGACGGCTACGGCGACGGCTACGGCGACGGCTCCGGCTACGGCGACGGCTACGGCTACGGCTACGGCTCCGGCTACGGCTACGGCTGCGGTGACAGGAAATAATTTTTTTAGGTGATTGAGATGAACAACTGGCAACAGAAGTACGCGAACCAAGACAAATGGCCGAACGTGCCATTTATAACCGACCGCCAAGCGCGCTGCGGCACGCTGTGCCTTGTAGTCACTGCCGCATTTCTGGTTGCGGTAGACATTATCCTCATCCTGGCGTTGACGTGATGCGCACCCCTTCTCAAATGCTAGAGGCCGCAGCCAGCCTGCGCCGCGTCGTAATGGCCAGCGCTGCAGGGTTCGCGGTGCTGGTGGTGCTTGCCTCGTGGTGGCACTGATGGCCGCCGCGATGATGACAGCTACCGGCGTGCGAGTTATTCCGGACCAACCAGAGCGCTGCGATCGCTGCGAGGCGTGCGGCAAGTACCGGCCATTTCAGAGAGGGCTTTGCTGGCAGTGCAAAGACGCGATTGCGAAGTACGAAGCCGAGTACCTGCGACTGGCTATTGACGATCTAATGATCCAGCTTGCCAGCGACTCCGGAAAGGCTGACGAGTGAACGCGCCCGAAAAACTCGCGGCGTTTCACGCCGAGCGCTTGACTGGACTTGGTGGCTCTGATGTCGGGGCAATCCTCGGACTATCGCCATACCGCACCCCGGTCGACGTATGGGCCGAGAAAACAGGCCGTGCAGCGCCTTCAGAATCAAGCCTGGCCATGCGCTTTGGAAGCTTCGCCGAGCAGTTCGTAGCCAGCGAATACAGCGCCCAAACAGGGCAAGCCGTCGAGCGCTACACGCCAATGCTCCGCCACCCGACCGCACCGATCATCGGGCACGTCGACCGGCTGGTGATTCCTGCAGGACAGAAAAAGGCCTCACACATGGGCAAGATTCGCACCGATCGGTTGCTAGAAGCCAAAACCGCCAGCGCGTTTCAGGCATATAAAGCCGAGGAGTGGGGGCCGAGCGGCACGGATGAAGTTCCGGCTGCATATCTTGTGCAGGTTGCGACTTATCGCATTCTCACCGGCTGCCAGCACGCGGATCTGGCGGTGCTTTTCGGCAATCAGGAATTGCGCGTTTATCACTTGGAGCGTGATGTCGAGCTCGAAGAAATGATCCTGGCTAGTGCATCGGAATGGTGGGCAGCACACGTCATTAAAGACACGCCACCGGCCCCGGTGAGCGACGCCGATGTGAGGCTGCTCTATCCGCGCAGCGCGCCACAAAAGGCCGTTGCTGCAAACCTGGCAACGCTTGGCGCTGTCGAGGCGCTGCGCAGGGTGCGGAAACAGATCAGTGAACTAGAGCTGGACGAAGACGCGCTTGCAATTGCCGTAAAGGCATACATGACAGACGCCGAGGCTCTAGTTAGTGAGGGGCAGGCGCTGGCAACGTGGAAGAGCGCAGCGGCAACCAGAAAAACCGACTGGAAGGCAGTGGCTAATGCGCTGGCGGCACCGAAAGAATTGATTGAGATGTTCACCACCGAGGCGGCAGGGAGCCGTCGCTTTTTGCTGAAGGATGAAAAATGAGCAACCAACTATCCACCACACTGACAACCGACGCCGGTTTCGAGCTCGCCCAACGCGCAGGCAACCTGCTCTCGGCGTCTGATTTGGTTCCACAGCAGTTTCGCGGAAACCTCCCGAATTGTGTTGTGGCTTTGAACATGGCGCAGCGACTCGATGCTGACCCGCTGATGGTGATGCAGAATATAGTTATTGTGCATGGCCGCCCCACATGGTCAAGCCAGTTTTTGATTGCCACCCTGAACCAGTCCGGGCGCTACACGGCGCTGCGCTATGAGTTCGTCGGCGAAAAGGGAAAAGACTCATATGGCTGCATGGCATGGGCAATCGAGCGAGACACCGGCGACCGCATCGAGGGGCCAACCGTAACTCTTGGAATGGCCAAGGAAGAGGGATGGGCAACGAAGAACGGCAGCAAGTGGAAGACCATGCCTGACCTGATGTTGCGCTATCGGTCTGCGGCGTTTTTTGTGCGCACCAATGCTCCCGAGATCGCCATGGGGCTGCCGACTACAGACGAGGCGCGGGATTTGGTTGAAAGGGATATGGGAGACGCTGAAGTTATCACCCCAACCGCCGATCTTCTGCCAATGGCCTCCCGCACCGAGGCAGTCAAGGCCAAACTTCGCGGCAAGCCACCGGCTGCAATCGACGCAGAAACCGGCGAGATTCACCAGCCGGAACCGCCTGCGGCTGATCCTGACGACGAGTTCCTGAAGGGGCTGGAGAAAGGCGAATGAACGACAGACAATTTGCAGCAGCACACGACCGCTATCTGGACCCGCCAGACGATGAAGAGGAACGCCCGGACTGCGAAGACGAAGACAGGGAATACGAACTGATGAAGCAGCGCCGAATCGATGAAGAGGACTGGCTGGCCGAAACTATGCGCCAGCGCCAGGAATGCGAGGAATAACGATCATGAGCATGTTCGCATCACTTCTGCTTGGAAATCCAATCGACTTTCCAGTCGGAGTGCGCCGCACGCACATCGCAGAACCGTGGGAAGACGAGCCGGAAAAGCCTCCCGCAAGCGTCTATTTCCGCCCGCACTGCGCCCAGACAAAGGCAGAGAACATCGAGGCGGTGTTCCGGGCAATCGCAGGCGGTGCGCACACAATGCGCGAAATCATGGCGGAATGTAGCCTGTCAAAACTCACGACAGGAAAGGCACTGCAGCAGCTGGAGCGCTGGCCGTCCGGGCCGCGCATTGTGCGGGAGAGGGGCAGCAGCAATCGCCCGGACAGGTTTGTGGTGGCCTGCGATGCACAGCGCCTGAGATAACCGGAGCGACGCTTGCGGCGCGTCCGGTTTAAGGCGCACAACGCCTGAGATAACCGGAGCGACGCGGCTTTATCGCGGCGCGTCCGGTTGATTGACGGGTTAGCCGGCACCCGATGAACGCCGGCACCACAAAGGAACCAAGATGAACGACCAAGCAATTGAGCAAGAGATTCAAGATAAGGGACTGACCGCGCCGCGCCTGACGCCGCAAGACATTGAAATAGCCGTGGCTGGCGAGGAATACGCCGTGTTTTCCGGGCGCCTGACCGTGTGCGTCCTGACGTTGCAAAACGGCTTCCTAGTAACGGGCGAATCATCCTGCGTCAGCGCCGAGAACTTCGACGCCGAACTGGGCAAGAAGATTGCCCGCGACAATGCCAAGAACAAAGTGTGGGAACTCGAAGGCTATGCCCTTCGGCAACGGCTAGCGGCTTGATGTGGCTGCCGGCATGACGACGCAAGAACTCATGCCGGCTAACACCAAATAGACACCGCTTACAGGGCCCCCGAAACTTAAGTAGAGGAAAACATGAGCATGACAATTGACGAAGCGCTGAAATTCGCCGACGAGTGGAGCCGGGGGGTGACAATCTACCCCGGCGCACAAGGGTGGCGCGTGGTGTGCATGCTGTTGGCTGATGAAGTAAGGCGGTTGCGCGAAGAGAGGAACCCTCTCGCCGAGCGCGTCACGGAGCTTGAGCAGCAAGGCCCGCGAAGAGGTGTGCAGGGCATAGGTAGAGGAATGACTTACGACGAATGGTTGGCACAACAAGAGAACGCATGCGACGCCGTGATGTACGGGCGCAAGGTGTGGGAGGGCGCGTGGTCGGAGATTGAGCAGCAACTCGCCGCCAAGGACGACGAAATCCGGGATCTTGTGACATCAGACAACAAGGTCATTGTTGACTTGTCAAAGTACGTGGAAACACTCGAACAGAAAATCGCCGACAAGAATGATGCGTATCGTGCAGCATGCGCGGTAGTTGCCAAGATGCACGAAGCAGCAATAGGTGAAGTTGTCGGTCCTGTACTTGGGGTGGTCGAGGTTGTGGCAAATGTCCGTGAGCAACTGATCGAAGCGCAGAAGCAGATAGTGATGCTACGGGAGGAACTTGCCACTACGCAATCCGAACTCGAAACCGAGCGGCGTCTGTCTTTCAGGAATCAAGTTGCAGAGCTTGAGCGGGAACTTTTCGCAATGAATGGGGAGATTACAGCACTAAAAATTCAGTTGCTAAACCGTAATGTGTCGAACCTAGAGGCAAGCGCAAATTTTGCCATGACGGCGGCGCGGTGCAAGCGCGGCAGCCATGGTGGACAGGCAATGGGTTAGGGTTGCGGTCATCCTGCTGCCAGCGCTGCAGAAGACTGCGGCATAATATTGATGACCCTCCGGCCAGGGATCAACCCGGAAAAACGCTGCGCGCGCATCTTGCGGGCAATTTTGCGCAATGTGTCATCAGGAAGATAGCCTGACACGAACGGGGACGGTGACGGGCCGTCAATGTCACGCTCTGCGGTCCATTTGTCAGGCGACCAGTTACGCGAAAACAGTGCAAGCGCACGATCAGCGCGCTCGCTCGCCAGTTTGGGCGAGAAGCAGATGGCATGTATAGCTGCGTCGTCTTCCGGCGTAGCGCGCTCGGCAACCACGCTTCTCAGATGAGACCACGGAGTTTCGAGCGTGAAGCTATGCACGACGCGCAGATTAGGCCGATCAATGATTACGCCGGCTCGACGCTTGCTCCAGTCAGGAAGCAGAGAAACGCCTTCCCACTGCATAGGCGTAGCCAGAGAGGGCCTGAATGGCGTCGACTGAAGTACGAAAATGACTCGAAATTTAGGGTTAGCGCGTGAGACAGTGTCAACGAACTCGCAAAAATCTTCTGCAGTTTCTCCTGGAAAGTTGCAGATGTTGTACACCATCAACGTGGTTGCATTTGGGCCATAACTCCCCATCTGATTGATTCCGTTAACGATGTCATCATTACTTATTCGCTTGCCGTATAGATATCTTAGACGCTCGCTAGCGCCATCAATTGCTACTCTGACCCGCCCGGCCTTCTTTGGCCATGTAAGCAGTTGTGGCCAGGTTACCTCTGGCGAGCCACCCCCTGTCAGCATGCTCTGCGAATAGACCCCGCCTGCTGAATAGCTCTCATCAGTGCCGGCGTGCTTTCTGGCAAATGTGTAATGGCAAAACTTGCATTTTAATGGGCATCCAGTGAACTCTTCTTTCCATCCGTCGACCTCGTGCTGGTATAGATTACTCTGTGATATGACAACATGGTTAAACTCGCGGCAATCCATCACGCTCTTGTGGATTGGTGACACGCCAGAAAGTATCTTCTGGACAATGTCGACAACCCATTCATGAGCGCGGCCAAATGCAGCGTAATCGGCATATTTTCTGATTGGCGACGGGTTCTGCATGCCGAATCCACCCACCAATACTTTGAAAGAACGAGCTGCAGGCTGCCAATCCGGACGCAATGCGACGGCGGAATAATAAGCAAATACATCATATGTAGACGTCAAGCTTACAAGCACAAGTGGAACTGTATGCGCAGACTCTGGCGTTACATATCCGACCCGCAGCCCGGACCGTGTCAATACGTCGGCTATAACCTTTGCGCCAATGTTTGTATTGCCGTCGAATGAATTATCCGCACGGCGTTGTCTGAGAGGCTCATAGACGAGAAACCCACAATCGTATTCACTCATGTCGTGTTTGCGTCAAATCTGCAGCCACACTTAGGACAGGTAGACAGGCCGTCCGAAACATTGGCCGACCCAGGAACCGGAGCGGATCCAAGATCATTGGACATATTTAGCAGCTGCTCGATTTCTTTTAGGTCGTGTCCTGTCAGCTCAAGGTTATAGCCAAAATCTGACAAATCGCCCATTTCAAGCGCAAGGATTTCACTATCCCACCCCGCATTAAGCGCAAGTTTGTTGTCAGCGATGATGTACGCCCGCCGCTGCATTTCTGTGAGATGTGCCAGCCGGATACACGGCACGTCGGCGAGGCCGAGTTTGCGCGCGGCCATGACGCGACCGTGGCCGGCGATGATCCCGCCTTCTCCGTCAATCAATACCGGATTGGTGAATCCGAACTCGCGGATCGACCCGGCAATCTGCGCAACCTGTTCCTCGCTGTGCGTCCTAGCGTTGCGCGCGTAAGGGATCAGGCTTTCAATTGGTACGCTTTCAATTTGCATTTTTACCCTTCCTTGATAACGGTTCGTTTCTGTCGTTCGATGGCCTGGCCAATGTCCAGCAAGACGGTACGGCACGCATCCGTAAGCAGTGCCTGGACTTCGTGGATGTCTGATATTGCGCAGACCATTGGCGGTGCTGCGTGGGTGCGCGCTCAGATCGATGCAATTACTTCGGCGACGGCAACCCGACTCGGGCGCTTGTGACGATGTGCATGATGCTGTTGCCGATGGCAACCAGGGCCGCGAGGCCAGCCGCCAGAGCTTCAAGCTCCTCTCTGGTAACATCGAGCCGATAGCCGATCGCCGCAGCGATTGCCAGCAGAGCGGACAGTAGCGCCACGATAGCGTTAACAGCCAGCGTCCGATTCTTCCATGTCGCCGCGTTTGCAAGTTCTGATCCAGAGCGAAAGGCGGCAATAAAGTCTGCAATTTTCATACGTCGATTCCATCCTCGTTTCTCTGATTGAAATAGTCACGGATATCGTCCCGTAACTGCGGTTTGTTCCCGGCAAGCTGCCACAGCCCTTGTGCGTCGCGGATGATGTCTTCGGTGGGGTCGAATTTGTTGCGCGTGAGAATCTGCCAGCGATCGACGTACTTCCGATCCCGTTTAGCCCCATGCCAGTAATGCAATAATAAGCCGGGGACATAGCCGATATCGAGGCGCACACTCTCTATTGCCCGCTGCTGCCAGCGCTGCCAATACCGGGAATAGGGATAAGACATGTCCCCGTGTATTGATTGGCGCACTCGGTCGATGAACGCACAAGCCATGTGATGGTCGCCGCTGCCGAGGATGCCGATATCGCCGAGCAGCCCGACATCACTCAATGCCGAGCGCCGCGCTGCCCACGCATAACCGGGGTGCCACTGATGGCCGCCTGCAGTGTATTTCCCGCGAGCGGAATTGACGATGCGCGGAAATGGAAAGCCAGATCTGAATGAGTAACAGAATGACTGGAATTGCTGGATCGGCTCGCCATTCGGCCCCAAGTCTTGCGCGTGCGAGAAAAGCTGCACGACTTTGTAGGATTGCAGTTGGTGCAGCGTTTCGTAGACCCAATCGGGGCGAGAAAATGTCACGTCGGCATCAATCCACGCGACGTATTCCCAATCCGCAGGCAGGGCGCGGATTCCGATATTGATGAGGTTCTCCTTGTGCCACAACTGATCCGGACTGCGGAGCTGAACCGTTCGCGGCCCCGGTGTCGTTACCTCGAAATGCCTGTCCCGCAGGGCAAGCTCTACAGTTGTCAGGATTGCCCCACTGTCCGTAACGTACTTCTCGAACTGCCGGAATAGCTCGTAGCGCGTCCGAAACCGGCTCGGATTGCTGATTACGGCAACCACGTGCAGCGGCGCGGATATCGGCTTGACGTGCGTCCGGTGAATCGCCGGGTCGACACAAATCTGCTGACTGGCGTGCGCTTCCGGGGTGATGATTTTCATCTGCGTGCCTTGCCGTGGAAATAATGATCGGCTAAGGCTTGTTCCTTGGTTGCCCAGGTGTGCACAGCTATTGCCTCATAATGCACGATTCTGACTCGGCGAACCTCTTTCATTTAACGGCGCTCCGTGAATGCAGGTGAATATCATGCTGCACACCGCATCGCGTCTCGATCACGGAAACGCGCGTGTCAAGTTTGTTGATTCGCGAGTGCAGCTCCTCAGCTACCTGGTGCAGCATCTCGACGACAGAATCGAGCTTTTCGATTACCCGCGATCCGATCCAGCCGACGATTGCGGCCAACACGCCGAACAGCGCGGCGACGAGCATTCCAGCGATGGTTAAAAGTTGCGTTTCTGACACTTGTTATTCCCTTCCCGGCTCCGCGGCCATAATACGTTGTTAAACCCAACAAACCAGCGAATTTTTAATAACTAACTGTCCAGAAGCCGGATGACTGGTGGCAAACGTCTCATCTGTTGCCGCGGTATCGGACACAGGGCCGGCGATGCGAAACGGGATAACCGGGCCAGGCATGGCGCAA